GGTCGGGATGTTGAAAAGTATAAGAATGATATTTTTTACTCTTACACAGCCAACTTAGCTAATTCCAGAGAAGCCCAAGCAAAGGCTATAGCGGTAAATGCTAATAAGTATGTGGGTGCTCTATACGATGTTATGTATTTTGATGAGGGCGTACCTCCAGACCCAACAGACAATTTTCAGGAGGTCACTTATAGAGGGCATGGGGTTGCTTATATGCTTCAAGCTTCTCCCCGTCAAATCGCTATGGCTGTTTATATAACGCTGATGGAGGTACAAGGGCAATGAATAAAATTCCAGTTATGGTTCTGAGAAATAAGACAAATCCTGAAAGATATTTAGCAGCAAATATGGATGTTGGAGATTGGGAGGATGAAAACTTAGACGTTACCTTAGATAATATTCAAAATGCCTACATGATTATAAGTAAGTCGTTGAAACCTCCAACACTATTAGAGTTCGAAATGGTTAAAGAGGAACATGCTAGACATAAAAGATACATGATTGAAAAATATGGGGAGAACGCCTGTATATCTCTTGATTTTGAAGGGGTTTGTGAAAACTATGAACCTTTGAATATAGAAATTACAAGAGAACAATATGATTATGCTATTGAATTGATGGAAGAAGGGTAACCCCTATAAGGGATAACAAGGAGAGATAAAACAAATGAAACGAAAGGCAACTTGCCCAAAGTGTCTAGTGAAGAATTGGAATCGTGATTGGGATAAAGAAACAAACAAAGTTTTTAAGGGTGAGATCGGAAGTATTTCTGATCCTGAATATAGAGATTGCGCCATCCATGTATGTCCATCGTGCAAAGAAGAAGTTGTAGGCGTAGAAGATTGATAGAGGTTAAGGGATAACAAATAAAAGGAGAGATATAAAATATGAGAAAATTTTCATTTTTAGTTGTGATGATTGGGTTGGTTATTGGGTTAACTGCTTGTTCTGATGCTGACATTGCGTCTAGCAACTTATCAAAAGCCGCAGACAATTTCGAGATTAATAGACGAGTAGTATTTTACAACGGAATAACAGATACCTACTTACTATCCATTGAGGGACGTTGTTCACTGGGTAATAGTGACGACCGTTCCAAGCAAGTAACTGTAACATGTAAGACAGGAGATAACGCATATAAAAAACACTTTCTTGGTCTTTCAGACAACGTTACGTACTTCGCAGAGCAACTAGAAGGAGCTAACGTGAGCACATATCATTACAGGGTTATATTTAAACCGCAGACGATACTGCCTGATATTGATCTTAAAATTAAATAAAAGGAGATAGATAACAATGAAAACAGTATTATTTGATGCAAGCGTCAACTCAATATCTAATATAGCGGAAGGTATGCAAAAAGATGATAGTTTGTTGTTGATAGTACCACTTGCAGGAGACATTACTACTGCGGCTCCTACGAAAACTGGTAAATATAAAGATTATTTTCGTATTCAAACTACTTTACTGATACCTAAAGATTGCATCAAAGGTGAAGATGCGCTTGATGATTTCGGAGCATTCACCGTAATGCGTTTACCAAAAGATAGAGTTCAAGATCACATGAAGAGAGATGAGGGAACAGAGGTATAAAACTATGACAAAACTATTATTCACTTTATCGATTGGATATGTAGGAGCGAAAAGAGAAGAAGAATTTGAGTTAGATTTGGAAGGTCTGGAAGGGCAGGAACGTGAACAAGCAATTGAAGAAGCGTGGAATGAGTGGGCTTGGAACTACATTGATGGAGGATGGACAGAGGTATAAAACCTCTTTCCCATAGGAGGGGATAAACAGATGATTGAAATTGAAAACTTTGATATTACAGATATTGATGGTTGTGAGTTCGCTTACGAAAAAGGAATTGGGAAAATGATTATATCGTGGCATCGTGACTTTGACGGATATCCAACAGGTAAAGTAAGAATCGTTTATTCTGACGGTTCTGGACGAGCAAAGAGCGTGGAAGAAGCTCAAAGGGCTATAGACAATGGAGAGTGGATTATATACCGAAAGCAAGGGTATAGCCATGAATGAAACAGTAAAAGCCCAAAGCTATTGGGTATGGACATATAAAGCGGAGAAGGAAAACCCAGCAAGGTCTAGAGCAGGGGAAACCATATGGAACCACTGTAAGGAAAATGCCCCTAAGTGGATGATTGAAAAAGGGCTAATCGTTGATAAGAGTGAGTTTATAAAAGAAGGTCAGACAGACATATTTGATTACCTATGAGCACGCCAAAACAAGCCATAGAAACGTTTGTAGATAAGGACGGTATAAAGGTAACCAGAACCCATCTAAAGAGACGTATAAACCAATTCTATGAGGATGGAGAAGGCGACACAGTATACGCCTTATATGAGGACATAGACGGAGATATCCATTACAGATACATCAACTTTGATACGGATAAGTATAAGGTGAGAGTAGGAAGATTTGAAAGAGAGTTCAAGAGATTGGAGGATTAAACTATGCAATGGGCATTAGAACATCCATGGTTAACTTTTGTACTTGGCATCTTGATTATTTCAGCAGCAGGAACCACAGCGACTAATATAGTTCGTTACAAAGTGATGAAGCTTACAGTGAAGGAAAGTGTAGATAAACACAAATGAATGATCAAAATAAACGACTTTATATTCAAAATAATGAAAATAAGTGCAAATGAGGTGAGGTGAATGGAACAAATGACTTTTGATATATATGACGTGGACGAAGATAAGACGAGGGAAGCAGTAGAAAAGTACCTGAGTCGTGCTAGGGAGTACCAAGTCACTGAATACATCCCCGAGGAACCTAGCATGACAGCATCATACAGCGATATGCCACGAAGCAATACAGGCGTTACAAGCGATCAAACGGGGAACTTGGTAATTAATATGGTTGATGAACAACAAAGGCGCAAAAGGCATGTGGAGCGTGCAGAAAAGGCTATTAGGAAGCTAGGAGCCAAACAGCAATTGCTCATAAGAGAGCGCTACATGAATGACGATGATGTATGGGACAGTGAGGTGGCACGTAAGATCGGATACAGCGACAGACATTACAGACGTATTAAATCATATGCCATTTATCGGTTGGCAACATCGTTAGGACTAATCGTATTTAAGGATTAAAATCATGTCCGCTCTATGTCCGATCTATGACCGCTCGTACTCGATTAAACGTGATACAATAGTATTGTGATAAATATATAGGACGCACCACAGAAGTAATAATACTTCATCACTTGACCTAAAGAGTCCATATAAAGCGGTGCGATTTCCTATATATATCCAAGGTGACGGACAATAACTTAAACGGCTTATCGCTCGTCACCTTATCCAATACAAAGTGTGTAGCTCAATAGGGAGAGCGGCTGGTAATATCTGTGGTTCGATTACACAACTCTGCGGAGTTTCAAAGTTGGTTACACTGGCTGGTTGAGGGTTCGATTCCCTTCACACTTTAAAAATGATGTGGTGGCGGAATAGGTAGACGCATGGGATAGCTTTTATGGGTTGCTAAAACGGGTTGTGTAACTGCGGATAAACAACTACGATGGCAACTAAAATTGCCAAAAGAACATGAAAGCCTGCAAGGTGCAAATCCTTGCCCACATCTTAATACTATGAGGGTTTCGCGTTAGTCGGTACTGTTTTCCCTCCTCAAAAAGCCTGAACCGACGCGGATTAGCAGTAACCGCTGATAAATTACTGCTCAATACGGTAATTATTAACCTTTTATATAGCCATCCTTAGGGGTGGCATTTTTAATTTCAGAGAGGATGAAGAGAAATGAATTTTGGTCAAGCGCTTGAGGGAGCCAAGCAAGGAAAAGGAATGAGACTCACACAGTGGCAAAAAGATGTGGTTATTAGGGTTCAACGTCCAGATAAACATAGTAAAATGACAGCGCCATACTTATACGTAGAAAGTAGATTTGGGAGAGTGCCCTGGAAAGAAACTATGATAGAACTGTTCGCAGAAAATTGGGAAGTAGTTGAATAAGGATTAGACACTCTTAACAGGGTGCTTTTTATTATGCGTATAACTTACTTAATTATATAGAGACGCCAAGCCTGCCAGATTAACGTATAAACACCAAGATCATCACGAGTTAATCTGGTACCACCTCCTTATCCCTGTAATGGGGATGTGTTGACCACAAGCACAGGGGTGTATCTTTTTGACAAGGGGATACATAAAGGATGGATCGTGGAGGTTACCGCAGCCTAAGTAATGCGGTGTACATAATTAGTATGATATTATCTTGGGGAGGTGGTTAAATTGTTTAGCGAAGATGTTATAGAAATGAAGAAGGAACTAGATGCTATTAAGAAAAAAGTTGCAGCGAGCCATGAAATTTACCGCTTGATGAATGATTGCTTGGAAAACATTAGAGTTGGTTCAACGGATGAAAACGCACGAAAGAAAGCAGAAGAAACATTGAAACAGGTACTTGAAATCATGAAGATGAATCTATAAATAACACAAGTCGCCAATAAGGCGGCTTTTTTTGTACATAAGAGACTATATAAAAGGGGTGATGTAATGTTAAGTGATGCCTTAGATAAAGTATTTAAAATTATCATGATTATTTTGTTTTTCGTTAACCTAGGAATGAGTATTAACTACAAAATGAAGGGCTATTTTAAAGAATCGTGCTGGTATATGCTGTGGTCAATATTACTTTGGGTGATGGTGTTTAATTAAAAATCAACGTAAAGGAAGAAGGTGGGTGATATGACATGAATGTTAGTAAAAACCTAAAACTATTGTTGCTAAAGCTAGGAATGAACGGCCATGATGTATCACTAACCAAAGAGCAAAGATATTCTAAAGAGTTTGGTAACATCTATTCTCGTTACAAGTTAACATTCTGGCACGAAGGGGATAAGGTAAGCAAGAAGACAGGCAAGAAAATAGCGGTGCCAGAAACACATGAGTTTACTAACGCTATAGAGTTATTGCGGTACATGGTGGTGAGATCAAATGAACGAAAGGCATAAGGCGTTTGCTGATTATTATATAGAGACAATGAATGCTACAGAAAGCTACAAAAAGGCTTATCCAAGTTGTAAAAAGGATTCTACAGCTAGGACGAATGCTAGTAAACTACTAACAAATGCCAACATACAGGATTATATAAAAGAAAGAATGGAATCAAAGGAAGAAGAAAGAATAGCAAGTCAAGATGAAGTGTTAGCATTTTTGACTAGTGTCATGCGTGGCGAAGTAAAAGATCAACTAGGTTTAGAGACTCCTGTTAAAGACCGTAACAAGGCGGCTGAATTACTTGGCAAGCGCTATGCAATGTGGACTGATAAACAAGAGATTGACACTAACGCAGTAGTACAGATCATTGATGACATAGGTGATACTTATGACAAAGGTGATTAAGTTGTCTGAAATCATCGTTCCTCACTTTTATGAGTTCTGGGGTGCATCCAACTCACACAGATACCTAAGACACGTTTTAAAGGGCGGTCGTGGATCGGGTAAATCATCAGTTATAGCACCTAAGATAGTAAAAGATGTGATGAAGTACCCTGTAACGGCATTAGTTGTGCGCAAGGTCGCCAGAACGCTTGAAGAGTCGGTGTTTGAGCAACTTAAAGAAGCTATTGAGCTATTAGGAGTGTCGCATTACTGGAAGGTTATGAAATCGCCTTTACAGCTTGTGTATATACCAAGGGGTAATAAGATTATCTTCCGTGGCGCTGACGATCCAATGAAAATAAAGTCCATTAAAGTGTCGAAGTTCCCTATTGCGATATTGTGGATTGAGGAATTAGCTGAGTTTAAAACGGAAGAAGAAGTATCGACTATCGAAAATTCGGTGTTACGTGCTGAATTAGAGGATGGTCTTTTTTATGCTTTCTATTACTCATACAATCCACCTAAACGCAAACAATCGTGGGTTAATAAAAAGTATGACACGCAGTTTATACCAGATAACACATATGTAAATCACTCAACATACTTAAATAACCCTCATATTTCTAAAGCGTTTATTGAGGAAGCAAAACAAGTTGAAGAGAATAAACCACACAAATATAGGTGGGAATACCTTGGTGAAGCGATAGGGAGCGGTGTAGTGCCGTTTGATAACCTAGTATTTAGAACAATCACACATGATGAAATAAACTCGTTTGATAATATCCGACAAGGGACTGACTGGGGCTATGGGGTCGATCCGTTGTCTTTTGGTCGTTGGCATTACGATAAAACACGCCGCATCCTGTATGCAATGGATGAAAAATACGGAGTTAAGATAAGCAACAGAGAACTAGCCGACTGGATGAAGAAAAAAGGATATGACAGGGATTTAACAACAGCCGATAGTGCAGAGCCTAAATCTATTGATGAAATGCGTGGTTATGGCATTAATATGCGTGGAGCCAAGAAAGGTGCAGGTAGTGTTGAATATGGCGAAAAGTGGCTAGATGACTTAGAAGCTATTGTGATAGACCCCAAACGTACACCTAATACAGCTAGAGAGTTTGAAAATATAGACTATCAAACAGATACAGACGGTAACCCAAAGGCCAAGTTAGAAGACAAGGACAATCATACGATTGACCAATGTAGATATGCTTTAGAGCGAGACATGAAACAACCGTCTATATCATTCTAGGGAAGGAGGATCATATGACATTTTTTAACGGGCCAACAGAGACAGACGTAATCATAAATAACCTTAATATTAACGCACCAATGGGCATTGATAAGATTGTCTATAATGCGGTAAAAGACTGGCTGAAGTCGCACCAGCTTGCTTGGATGATTATAGGGGAGCAATATTACAAAGACCATCCAGACATAAAAAAGCGCCGCAAAATGGCAATCGGACCAGATGGGAACATGATTGAGGTTACAAACGTAGCCAATAACAAACTGCATCATAACTTTACTAAAAAGCTAATTGATCAAAAGGTGGGTTATTTGCTGTCTAAGCCGATAACAGCACAGGCAGATGACGAGACGTATGAAGAAATCTTATCAAAAGATTACTTTGATAAAAACTTTATGCGATTAATACAGCGTATTGGTAAAGAGAGCATCCAGAAAGGGATAGCATGGCTACATCCTTACTACGATGAGCAAGGACAATTTAAGCTTAAACGCATGCCAGCAAATGAGATTATACCTTTATGGAGAGACTCTGATCACACTGAGTTAGAGTCTGTAATTAGGGTATACCAATATATCACCTATGAAGCGGAAGAACGTAAAGAGATCACTAGAGTAGAGCATTGGACAAAAGACGGTGTAATGAGGTTAGTGTACGAAAAAGACAGAGTTGTACCAGATGCATCATACGGCGCTAATTGGTGTAGCCCTCACGCTAAGTTAGTTAATCCAGATAAAAAGGAAATACCTCATAACTGGAACAAAGTACCGTTCGTGTGCTTTAAGTACAATGACGAGGAATTGCCGCTAATCCATCAAATAAAGTCACTCATTGATGACTACGATAAACAAAAGTCTGATAACTCTAACGCTTTGGAGGATGCGCCAAATAGCATATTTGTACTCAAAAACTTGGATGGACAGGATTTGGGTGAGTTTAGACGCAATCTATCCGTATATCGTGCCGTAAAGGTTACAGACGATGGTGGAGTCGATACAAAGGACATCAACCTTAATACAGATGCTTACAAGGCACATCAAGATCAAAACCGTAGAGACATATACGAGTTTGGTAGAGGTGTAGACTCTCAGTCAGACATTTTAGGCAATGATAAGTCAGGCAAGGCGCTCAAGTTTGTATATGCCGATCTAGACTTAGATTGCAATATGATTGAGACGGAGTACCAATGGTCGTTGGAGCAACTGCTATTCTTCATCAATACGGACATTCTAAACAGATACAGAAAAGATTATTCGAATGAAGAGGTTACATTTATTTTTAATAGAGACATTATCATTAATGAGACTGAAGCTATTGAAAATGCTGCCAAGAGTAAAGGTGTCATATCTGACGAAACGATAGTCGCTAATCATCCTTGGACTACAAACGTGCAGGAAGAGTTAGACAGGATACAGCAGGAGCAAACAGACAGTTACACCGACTATCCAGATTTAAATAGTCCTGATCCGCAGGTAACAAATGATGAAGTCCGCTGATTATTGGAATAAACGCAGTGAGCAGATAGCCAACAGACAATTTAAAAAAGCGGACTCATTAAATGAGCGTTTAGAGAAAGAATACCGCAAAGCATACAAGAGCATCCAGAAGGACATAGACGCTTTTTATGGACGGTTCGCCAGTAACAACGAAGTAACGATGTTAGAGGCTAAGAAGATACTCAACAAAGGCGAATTAAAAGAGTTTAAGCTGACTGTCGAGGAATTTACAAAGCTTGCAAAAGGCAATGAGTCAGGAGCATGGACGAAGGAACTTAATAACGTATACTACCGCACCAGGATAACGAGATACGAAGCATTACAAGTACAGATACAACAACAGATTGAGATGCTTAAAGCGCAAGAACATCAAGAGCTAACAACCTTGATATCAGACACCTATACAGATACCTATTACCGCACACTATTTGAGATACAAAAAGGTGTGGGTTTTGGCGCGTCGTTTGCTAGGGTTGACACAAGAGCAGTAGAGACGGTCATAACAAAGAAATGGGCTGGTAGTGATTATAGTTCACGTATTTGGGATGACAGAACAAAGTTGTTGAGGGAGTTAGAAACAAACCTAACTCAATCGTTTATACGTGGTGATAGCTTGGATAAGGTCACTAAGACTGTACAGGATCGCATGAATGTATCTAAATCAAACGCTCAACGCTTGGTACGCACAGAGAGCGCCCACATCATGGGTGAAGCTACCTACAAAGGATACCGAGAAAGCGGAGTAGTCAAACAGTATCAATTTTTAGCCACGTTAGACAGCCGCACAAGCCAAGTTTGCCAAAGCATGGATAATAGGGTGTTTAATCTATCAGATAAGCAGATAGGAGTTAACTACCCACCTTTACATGCTAATTGCAGATCGACTACAGTCGCATATTTTGGAGACGAGGAGCCAAGCGAGCGAATTGCTAGGGGTAAAGACGGTAAAACGTACAACGTGCCTAGCGATATGAATTATGAAGAATGGTATCAAAAATATATAGCATAGGGGATATGTAAAATGGCAGAAGTAGCAGAATACAGATCAAGAGACACGGTTTTTGCGATTAAACTAGAGGATTTTCCGTCTATACCAGCAGTAAATAATTTTGTTGGATTGCCTACAGCTGTAGAGTTTAATCCAGACGGTAGTTTTAGAATGCGTGTGATCAGAGGTAATTTTGATGTAATTGTTATCAAACAAGGTGAATGTGTATACAAGACAGCTGATGGGACGCTCAAAGTGTGTACAGAGCAGTGGTTACAAGAAAAATTTGAAAAAGTAGTAGCTTAATACGTTGTCCTGTCGCATGACATTAAACTAGGCGCTGCCCTCTTTAAAGGTTCGTGGGTTGAACGAACGCAAGCCCATTGCGTGAGGTGTAACACGTAAATAAAACATTAAGGGAGTAGAGATATATGGATTTAAAAGAATTGTTAGGTGAGGAATTATATAATCAAGTGGCTGAAAAGGTAGGGGAAAACAAGATTGCTATCGTAACTGATGGGAATTGGTTCCCGAAAGAGAAGTTTGACGAAGCGAATACGGCTAAAAAGAAAGCCGAGGAAAGCTTAAAAGAACGTGATAAGCAACTTGAAGAATTAAAGAAGTCTAGTGGTGATAATGAAGAATTGAGAAAACAAATTGAATCGCTACAGACTGAAAACAAAGCAGCAAAAGAGCAACACGAAGCAGAAAAGCAAGAATTAAGACTTAGCTCTGCATTAAAGCAAGCATTAGGAAATAGTGTACATGATGTTGATTTAGTGGCTAGTTTACTAGATAAGTCGGTCATTGAGCTTGGTGATGATGGGTCAATTAAAAAAGGATATGAAGATCAAGTAAAGGCTTTGCGTGATAGCAAGTCCTTTTTGTTTGTCCAAGAACCTACAGCGCCTACATTTAAGGGGATGACTCCAACAGATGGCGCACCACCAGCGTCAACGCCTAAAAAGACAAGTGAAATGACTTACACAGAGCTTGCGGAGTACCTTGCAGCTAATCCTAATGCACAAATTTAAAAATAAGAAAGAAGGTATTTAACACATGGCAAAATTTGATTCAAAAACATTTAACCCTGAAGCGTTCGGCGCTTATGTATCACGTATCCCACAAACACGCAAAAACGAGCTTTTAAAATCTCGTGCATTAACTGGTAACTCAGAAATTCGTAATGCATTTAGTGCAAGCACAGGCACAGCATACGCCACATTGCCTATGTATGGCTTATTAGATGGCGAAGCACTAAACTATGACGGCGTGACAGACATTACAGCAACTAGCACAACAACATTTGAGCGCAGTGTGGTTGTAATCGGTCGTGCTAAAGCGTGGATGGAAAGTGACTTTTCCGAGGATATCACAGGCGGCGTAAACTTTATGGATAACGTTGCATCACAAGTGGCTGAGTACTGGGATATTAACGATCAAAACACCTTGCTTAGTATCTTAAAAGGTATTTATAGCATGACTGGTGCTAAAAACTTAGAGTTTGTTAATAATCACACATACGACATTACAGCAAATGCAGATGATGCGGCATTAGTCGGTGCGGCTACACTAAATAGTGCTATCCAACAAGCAAGCGGTGACAACAAATCTAAGTTTAGACTTGCAATCATGCACTCAGTAGTAGCAACTAACCTAGAAAACCTCAAATTACTTGCATACCTTAAACAAACGGATGCAAATGGCATTGAACGTGAGCTTACATTAGCAACGTGGAATGGACGAATTGTATTAATTGATGATTCCATGCCAGTAGAAACCGTTGCAGCATCTGGTGAAACTCCTGCATACAACAAATACACCACCTATGTATTGGGTGAGGGTGCGTTTGATTATGAAGACATTGGCGCAAAAGTTCCGTTTGAAATGTATCGTGATCCTAAAACAAATGGTGGTCAAGATACATTGTATAGCCGTCAACGTAAATGTTTTGCTCCTTACGGCATTAGCTACACTAAAGCAAGTCAAGCAACTCTATCGCCAACAAGTGCGGAGCTTGAAAACGGCGCTAACTGGACTCTAGTACATGATGGCGGCGCAGGTGCAGCACGTAAATACATTGCACACAAAGCTATCCCAATCGCACGTATCGTATCCAGAGGTTAGTATCATGTTGCCGACTAATCCAGCCGATCAAGCAACGGTATTGGAGATAGTAAAGCTTAGATTGCAAATAAATGACACAACACATGATGCGTTGCTCATCTCTTATATACGAGAGATTGGGCGGCGCATTATCCATTATTGCAACATAAGCGATATACCAACAGATTTAACGGATATATGGGCATCTATGGTGATGGATGCTGTCAGGGTGGAGATTATCAACGTTGACGCAATAAATGAGACTGTAGGCGGTGAGGGCAATATCAAGATAGGTGATACATCTATAAGTGGTGCATCGTCTGCATCTGGATTGTCCAACACTGCTAAAAAGGTCATTGATGAGGTAGTACTTAACTATCGCATCGATCTTGTACACTACCGTAAAATGAGGTGGTAATTTGGTTAACTACAATAAATACCGCCATAACATCGAAAAAATGTACGAGGACAGATGTAGCATAAGTCGTTGGGTGACTATTAAGAAGCCCAATGGAGCAAACGGTAAGGAGTTGCAGGTTATTTTATCTGATCAGCCTTGCCGTATATCTCAAAAGGCATTAGGCACTAACGGACAAACGGATACCAAAAACAATATCGCCTATGAGACTAAGCTTTTTATATCTCCAGACGTTGAGATTAAGCAAGGTGATATTATAAACGTGACTCGTAACGACGTTGTGCGTAAATACAATGCTGGAGAAGCGTTTATGTATCCCACACACCAAGAAATAAGCATCCAACGTGATACGGAGTCATAGCCATGGCTAAATGGGGAGAGTTTGATTTTAGTCAGTTTGAGGATATGGCTGGTAGATTTAAAAAGGCGTTGGATCAAAGAATCATTGAACGGTGGATACGTGAATTTTTGCTAGAAATGGCTTATAGGTCCGTAGCAAAGATTAAAAGGCGCACACCAGTTGATACAGGCGATTTAAGGCGACATTGGGAAGTAAGTAATGTTGTACGTAAAGGCAATGGGTATGAGGTTGAAATATTTAATAACCTTGAATACTCAGCATACGTAGAATATGGTCACAGAACAGGTAAAGACCTCACTGGATGGGTGGAAGGTCGCTTCATGATGACCATATCTATGAAGGAAATTGAACGAGAATTGCCTAAGTTTCTTGAACGAAAGCAAATTGAGATACTAGACCAGTTGATGAATGGCAGGAAGGGGTGACACATGCCAGTAACCGTAAACAGCATAAGGGATGGTGTCACCTTGGCACTGTCTAATTTGTATCCAGATATAGCGCTGTACGATGAGGAAGTACCTCAAGACTTTGAGCGTCCGTCATTTTTTGTCAAGCTCCTAACAATGGGACAAGGCAAAGAGTTAGACAGGCGCTTTTTACGTTCTCATGCCTTTGATATTCACTATTTCCCACCGCTAGACGAGTACAACAAATACGGTCATGAGATGGCTGAGAACCTTTATAGCAACCTATTAACGATTGATATAGACGGAGCAGTATACAGAGTTACAGGAGCGACACATGAGATTGTAGACAGGACATTGCATTTTATGTTTGATCTTAATTTCCATGTTTTAAAGGACAAGCCAGACGAGATCAAAATGAACAGTCTGGAACAGGAAGGAAGGTTAAAGAATGGCTAAAGAAAAAGAAGCAACACAAGCCGTAGGGTACACAAAAGATCAGATTGTACAGTCCTCTAGGTTTGCACAGCATAGAGACATTGTTAGTGCCTTTTTGGAGGATGAAAAAAAATACACGTTGCAACAGGTTGAAACTGTTATTAATGACTTTTTACAAAAGGAAGTGAAGTAGCATGGCAGGAGGAACTTGGATTCAACAGGACAAAGTTAGACCCGGAGTATACACGAACTTTGTAAGTGAACCACGTACAACAACCACAATTGGCGAGCGTGGCACAGCCGCTTTTATAGCTCCCTTACCATGGGGCGAGCAGTTAATCACAATTGATTCAGCTGAATATCTCACACAAGCATTACCTCTACTTGGATACGCCGCTACAGACGAACGTATCCGCCATATAACAGCGGCTACACAACATGCTAGTAAAGTTATTATCTACCGACTTGGATTGACAGGAGCGGCTAAAGCGACGGTTACAGACGACGCATTAACTGCTACGGCTAAATATGCTGGTGTGCGTGGTAATGACTTAAAAATCATTGTGCAAGAAAATATTGACGTAGCTAACACATTTGATGTTTACACGCTACTGGATAATGAGGTTGTAGCGAGCCAAATTGCAGTAGACACAGTACAAAACTTAGCATCAAATGACTTTGTAGTATTTACTGGTACTGGTGCATTATCGGCAACGGCAGGCACATCATTAGTTGGTGGTACTGATGGTACGGTATCGGGTACAACATGGAGCGCTGGATTAGCTAGATTAGAGGTCGAGGACTTTAATGTCTTGGGTATCCCAAGTACAGACTCTACTATTAAATCACTTGTAACGGCTTGGATTAAGCGTGTAAGGGACGAAGGTAAGAAAGTGGTAGCTGTATTAGAAAACTACCCACAAGCCGATCACGAGGGTATTATCAGCCTTAAAAACAGCATCGTGTTAGGTGATGGTAGTATCGTGCCTACTATCCACCTATTATGGGAGATTGCAGCGTTAGAAGCTGGTGCAAATGTTAACCAATCATTAACCTACACGCCTATTGCAAATGCTGTGGACGTATCACCTAAATATACAAACACAGAGATCATACAAGCGCTTAAAAACGGCGAAATGGTCATGACAATGAGTAACGGTCAGGCTGTTATTGAGCAGGACATTAATACATTTACTAGCTTTACAGCAGACAAAGCAAAACATTTCAGCAAAAACAGGGTTATGCGTGTGCTTGATGCGATTGCTAATGATCTAAGCTCAAACTTCGAACGGTTTTTTATTGGTAAAGTTGATAATAATGCCGACGGACGAAATTTGCTTAAAGCGCAAGTTATTTCTTACATGACTACTTTGCAGGATTTAAACGCTATTCAAAACTTTGATAGCCAAAATGATATTGAGGTTGTTGCGGGAAATGACGCAGATAGTGTGTATGTGGAAATGGTTGCCCAACCAGTGGACGCAATCGAGAAGATTTACCAGAAAGTGAGAGTGATGTAACATGTCATTTTTAAATTTAAAAGATACTATATCAGGGCAAGCTGGGAAAGCCTACGCCACCATTGATGAGCAAGTAGAAGAAATGTTCCACGCTAAGAACATTGAAGCGATTTCAAAAAAAAATAAAACGCAAGGCAAGACACTTGGCAAGATTGGTACTCAGTCGAAATCAAATGGTTACGAAGGCACAGGCAAAATGAATCTATATTACGGTTCTCCGACATTCAGGAGAATGATGTATAAATATATGAAAACGGGCGTTGACACATACTTTGATTTGCAAATTATCAATGACGACCCTACCAGTAGCGTAGGTAAACAGACAGTTGTGTTAAAAAATGTGAATTTAGATAGTGCAGTTATGGCAAAGTTCGATGTGGATTCTGAAATGTTGGATGAAGATGTAGAGTTTACATTTGATGATGCTGACATTTTGGACGAGTTTGGTAGACCGGTAATTCAATAATAGGAGGATAATATATGAGTACATTACAGGATTTTTTAAACGACAATTTAGTTAATGGATTAACAGATGAGGTTGCAATTTCTCCAAGATTCAAAGACAGTGCAGGAAACCTTCTTAAATTTAAAATTAAAGCCTTGTCTAATACAGAGTTTGAATCTATTAGAAAAAGATGTATGACTATTGGCAAAAAAGGTAAGGTTGATTTTAATACGCAACAATTTAATAGCTCGTTAGTTATTGAGCATACAATCGAGCCTAATTTTAAGGATGCTGCATCTTTAGCTAAAGTAGGCGCCATCAATCCAGAAGATTACTTGAACAAAGTGCTACTATCTGGTGAAATCACAACTTTAGCTGAAGAAATCCAGAAATTAAGCGGTTTTAACGTTGACATGGATAGTTTGGTGGAAGAAGCAAAAAACTAATAAATGGGAGCGTAGGGAGCGAACCAGACGCCGAGTCGAATTACGCTTACTACGCTCTCCATAAGTTTAATAAATGGCCGAGTGAGTTTCTCTCATTGCCCAGAAAAGAGAAGGCTTTTATAATGGCGGCTATTGATATAAGGATACAAGCAGAGAAAAATGCAACAAAGTAATACAAATCCTTGGATATATCTGCTAATATTAGTACAACAGTATCTTATTAGGGGGTATATCATGAGGGCGTTGCGTATTATCGCATCAATAGTAATGTTTCTAACGTCAATTTCATTTTTAATGGTTTTTATAATTAGTCTCAATGATCCAGCGGTAGAAGGTGGAGGTTTGGCACTTTTACTAATGGCAATATGTATTGGGTTGGGGATAGCGGCAAAGCCAAAGGCTAACTCGAAAAGCAGAAAACAACAATTACAAGATGATGGTATATTAGCTCATGCAAATCTAACGCATGTAGAGGGTTTGCCAATCTCAGAAAAAACGGCGTGTACTCTTTATGTGAAAAAAGATGGGCTTTCTATTGACGGTGGCGGTACGGAATTTAAAGTATTAAACTCTCAATTAAGGGCTGCAGAGGTTAAAACAGAAATAGAAATAGCTAATATAGTCCACAGTAGTGCTGTCAAAGGCATAGCGGGTGGTTTGATGTTTGGCCCAATTGGATTAGTCGTTGGTTCTAGGGCAATGAATAAAGAGAAGAAAACTAGAAATTACTACTTTATTATTAACTATGAGAAATCAAACGGAGAATTAGCCGCAATGATGTTTGATAGTGGAATGAATCCACTACCAGCACAAAAAATAAAATCAAAATTAAATCCTGTTTTGTTTGAACAGCCAAAAAGAACAGTCCAACTATAAGCGCCTAACGGCGCTTTTTATTTTGTCCCTAAAAGGGGTGAGAATTATAGCAACAGTACAATCTTCGCTAAAAATATTTGACGCAATGACAGGACCATTAAAAAGTATAACTAATGGTATGAATTTGATGGTATCAAGCATGATGAAAATGCAAGATACAGCGAATAGAAATGTAAATATAGATAAAACATTGATGGCAGCAAAACAGCAAATTGCGTCAGCGGAAGTTGAGATAAACAGACAAATAAATTCAGCCAAACAATCACAAGACAACTTTAAAAACTCTGTTAATAACACTAATTCGTCAATGAAAAACTTGGCAATCAGTGTTATTTCTCTTAATCAAGGGATTGAATTATTAAAAAGAGGGTTTGATGCTATAAACTCTGCTATGAATTGGGCTGATAAACTAGCATCAACTAGCGCACGTTTAGGTTTGATAAATGATGGATTGCGAACTACTGCACAGTTACAAAAGCAAGTGTTTGACGTAGCTGACAGAACGAGAGCGAGTTACCTTGATACCGCTGATTTAATTATAAAAATCGGCGCTGGTACACAAGGAGTATTTAAAACGGATGATGACGTATTAAAGTTTGCTGAGAGTTTTAACAAGACACTGGCAATCAGCGGAGCTACAGCAGTCGAAACTAGTAGTGCCATATTGCAGATGTCACAGGCTTTAGGTAGTGGAGTCTTACAAGGTGACGAGCTAAGATCATTGAGCGAGACGGCGCCTGTAATGATGCGTATCTTATCTGATGGTTTAGGAGTTGCTAGAGGTCAATTAAAGCAAATGGGTGCAGATGGCGAATTAACAGCCGACAAAATCGTTAAGGCATTTGAGAAGCAAACAAAAAATATAGATTCCATGTTCGCTGGTCTGCCAGTTACGTTTGGTGGAGCTATGACGGTGCTACAAAACCAAGTAATGAGGTGGTATTCTTCGTTATCTCAGATTGGTGGGCCGTTATCATCGATAACCGAGAAGATAGTACAATTAACCGCATACTTGCAAACTGATGCAGGACAGGCGTTTTTTAATGGATTATCAAACGGTATTGCTACCGCTATAAGTTGGCTGATCTCAATGATAGAAGCGTTAGTACAAGTTTACTCCTATATTAGTGACAATTGGTCATACATTGAGCCTATTATATGGGGACTGGTTACAGCTTTTGCAGCGTGGAAATTAGCAACTATTGGTGTAGCCGTAGCACAAGGAGTAAACGCTGTAGCGACATATATACTAACTGCCGCAAATATCGGTTTAACTGCATCATGGCAAGCTTTAAATACTGCCATGAAAGCCAATGTGATTATATTAATAATAAGTGCGATTGCCGCTTTGATTGTATACCTAGTTAGATTATGGAAAACAAATGATCAGTTTGCAGCAGGATTCATGAGAGCGTGGAATAGTATTCTTAATTTCTTTAGTCGCATACCTATTTTCTTTACTTGGGTTGGTCACGGCATAGCTAATGCATTTGATTGGGCCAGAGTTCAGTCTTTGCAAATATTGCAGGACTTAATAAATGGCGCAATCGACATGATAAACGGTTTAATTAGTGTGCTGAAAAATATACCAGGAGTCGAACTTGAAACAATAAATAGAGTTAGCTTTGCTGGCGAAGAAGCTGTACGAGCAGAAGCAAGAAAACAAGCAAGGGAAGCTGATTTAGCAGCCATGAACAAAGCAGCAGATGCAAAGGCAGCTGAGCGTGAAGCCAATGTACAAAAGATGCTTAATGATAGAGCATCAGCAAGAGCGCAAGCAGATGCCATGAAAGGCGCAAAGGTTAGTGGTGCAGGACTTGGCAATAAAAACTCTCTATTTGATCCAAACAAGCCTTTGCAAGTCGGTGATGTTGATAAGGTTGGGAAAGTAGGAAAGATTGAAGACAAGGTAGACATATCGTCTGAAGATTTAAAGTTAATGCGTGAGCTTGCCGAAATGAAGACAATCCAAAACTTTGTGAGCTTAACACCTACCGTCCAAGTTACAACAGGTGACGTAAGAGAAGAAGCTGATATAAACAAGATTGTTGCTGGTATTAAAACAGTACTACAAGAAGAAATTGCATCTAGTGCAGCAGGAACGTTCAATGTATAGAAAGGAGTTTAAACATGTCATACTCCTTAACACTAAGCTTCAACAATGAAGCTGAAGCAATCGAATTCCCTTTACTACCTGAGAAAATCGAAGTTAATGAGTCGGGTAATAGTAAGTCATATGAAATATCAAAGCTTGGCGAAGTCAATGTAATTAAAACAAAAAAACTAGCTGAGATAAGCTTTAATAGTATGTTCCCCGCCAACTGGTTTCCTGCTTGTAACGTAGATCAAGGCGCATTATTTAAGCCATCCCATTATATTGTTGACAAGATCACAAAATGGAGAGAGAGCAAGCAGCCAATGCGATTGGTGTTTACTGGTGGGCCAATGAACATAAATCTACCTGTGAGCATCGAGAAATTTACATGGGCAGAAGAGGGCGGCGCCGTTGGTGACATTAAATACTCCATCAGTTTTAAGGAGTATAAATTTTACTCTGCAAAGAAAGTAGAGGTAGTTAAGCCAACCGCCACTACCGCAACACCAACAGTAAAGAAAAAGACAGCAGCTAAACGGCCAAATACTAAGGTTAAACCAAAAACATATACATTGGTCAAGGGAGATAACCTCTGGAAGGTGGCCAAAAAGTTTTTGGGTGATGGTAGTAAGTACAAACAAATACAAAAACTAAACGGAATTAAGGATAGTGAGTTAAAACGGTTGCAGATCGGGCGAGTAATTAAGTTGCCATAAGGGAGGGATTACATGTTAGAGGTGATAACAGATAACAAACAAGGTGGAGTATATAACATATCGGAGTTAGTCACAGACGCAACATGGAAGACCTCTCGTATCGGTAAACCTAGTAGCTTTGACATGACGATCTTACAAGACTCTAACTACATCTTAAACAATGGGGATATTATCAGAGCTAAATATGATGATGTCCCTATTTTTTATGGCTATGTATTTAGTGTAGGGCGACAGATGGAAGAGACATTAAGGATCAAAGCCTATGACCAAATGCGATACTTAACCAGTAATGACACATACGTCTTTGCAAATAAAACAGCGGCGGCAATCATGAAGCAGATAGCGGCTGATTTTGGAATTAAAGTGGGTGCTGTAGCAGATACAAAGTACAAAATACCATCCATGGTTGAGGATAACCAGAAGCTCATGGATATCATTTGTAAAGCATTGGACTTAACGGTCATTAACACTGGCGTTATTTATACGATGTATGACGACTTTGGCAACCTAATTATTAAAAACTCAGAGGATATGAAGCTTGATCTAGTCATTGGTGACGATAGTTTGATGACTGGATTTAGCTTTGAAAAGTCCATTGATAGCGATACCTTTAACCGTATCAAGCTAGTGAGAGATAACAAAGAGACTAAAAAGCGTGATGTGTATATAGCGCAAGATAGCGCAAATATATCTAAGTGGGGTAGACTACAGTATTTTCAAAAGGTTGACGAAAATATGAATCCTGCTCAGATTAAACAGTTACTTGATACATTGGCAAAGGTCAAAAACAGAGAGACTAAGACGCTTAAAATTGATGCGTTAGGCAATCCAATGGTTAGGGCTGGATGTTTTGTAACGGTCACAATCGAGGAATTAGCAATAAATCAATTTTATTTAGTGGATGAATGCTCACACAAGTTTAGCGGTGACGAATACACACTAAGCCTCGAATTGAAGGTGATTTAATGAGTAGTTTAGGAGATGCGATAAAAGAGGTCGTAAAAGAGTATAACAGGTCACAGCAGTTGTCAGACATTATCTCAGGAGAGGTTAAATCTGTTAGCCCACTTATTGTTACAATCGACCAACGTTTTGACATATCAGAGGATGCATTGTGGTTGCCTGAGTCATTGACACGCTATGAGATAGACCTAAAACACAAGCATCGTACTAGCGGAGAAGATACTCAGGATGCGCTACTAGATAAAATTGTAATACGTGAAGGGCTTAAAGTCGGTGATGCTGTTATCTTAATCAGAGCGCAAGGCGGATCAAGCTATTTAATTGTTGATAAAAAGGCGGTGTCAACATGATACCTATAGGCGGAGATATAGAGGACGCACAAGAGGTTATTGAGACTAGCAGGACTTACAATATAGATTGGGCAAACGGACGATCACAAGGGATAACAGACGGATTACAAGCGATACGTCAGGTTGTTTATAAAATACTGCAAACGGTGCGCTTTGATCATCTCATCTATGATGACGACTACGGCAGCGAGCTACAAGGATTGCAAGGACGTAGTGAAGGATATGTAAGATCAGAAATACAACGCAGAATCACAGAAGCATTACTGCAAGATGAGAGAATATCATCTATTGAGGATTTTACAATAAACATCACAGGCGATGAAGCTCTATGTAGTTTTAGAGTAGTTTCAACGTTCGGAGATTTTAGAAGTGAGGTGACAGCGAGTGTATGAGTCACAAACATATGAAACAATCTTACAGCGAATGCTTGATAGAGTACACAATGACGTAGACAAGCGACAGGGGAGTATCATTTATGACGCTTTAGCACCTGCAGCGTTAGAGTTGGCTCAAATGTACATTGAACTTGATACTAACATTGAGCTATCATACGCCGATACAGCCACAGGGGAGTACCTAGACAGGCGCACAAATGAGTTTGGCATAAATCGTAAACAAGCAACCTTTGCCAAGCGTAAAGGCTTGTTTTATGCGTCTGGTGATGTACTAATGGATGTGCCAATTAACAGCCGTTACAGTATCGGAGATTTGAATTATACTGTTACCGAAAAAATCAGCGTAGGACAGTTTATATTAACGTCTGAAACCGTTGGAACAGCAGGAAATGAGCCTTTTGGAAGTTTAATCCCGATTGAATACATTGATAATCTAGCACGAGCAGAACTTACAGATATATTAGTTGCTGGCGCAGATACAGAGACGGACGAATCTTTGCGTAACAGATACTATGAAGCAGTTAATGAACAGCCATTTGGCGGTAATATCGCAGACTATAAACAAAAGATACAAGAGATTGACGGCGTTGGCGGTGTTAAGATTTACCCTACTTGGCAAGGTGGTGGTACAGTCAAAGCAACAATCATCAGTAGCAATTACAATCCACCATCTACAGAGTTAGTTAGTGAGGTGCAGACGATTATTGACCCTACCGTTAATAGTGGTCAAGGTCTTGGGCAGGCTCCTATTGGACATCAAGTAACAATATTCGGGGTAAGTTCATTAACTATTAATGCGTCGGCTAAGTTAGTACTGCAATCTGGCACTACGCTTGGACAAGTCCAACAAGATGTCGAGGATGCTATAAGTGCATATCTCTTATTTTTGCGCCAAACGTGGAAGGATGAGACATCAACTACGGTGCGTATATCTCAAATAGAGTCACGCATATTGGCTGTAAACGGAGTGTTAGACGTGTCAGAGACTGAATTAAATGGCACAGCCTCAAATGTATCTTTAACAAGTGATCAAATCCCTGCGCTTGGGACGGTGACGCTAAGTGAATAGATTATTGGAGTATCTACCAGATATTTATCACGATGTCATTGATTTTGTGGAATCAACAGAAACAGAGACACAGGAAATCATTAGTGTTGAAACCGCCATAGAGCGTTTACTAAATGACCAGTTTGTAAATACGGCTAATGAGTCATCTATAAGGCGTAGAGAGCGCATATTAGGCATACAAGCAGACCCAACCACCGAAACGCTTGATTTTAGACGTAAGCGCCTTATAAACCGTTACTCAACCAAACCACCATTTACGATTAGATACTTACAACGTCAACTAGATAACTTAGTCGGTGAGGGGCTAACTATTGTCAGTGTGGACGTGCAAAACTTTACTTTAACGGTAACGGCTAATATTAACGATGCATCAGTATTTAAAGAGGTAGAGCATACCGTAAAAGTCGTTAAGCCAGCTAACATTGTATATCAACAACAAACATCACTAGAGGATGTAATCGAGTTTCAAGAACGTATTTCAAAGCGTGATATATCCTGGAACTATAAATTGGGAACGTGGAAACTTGGAGAAAAACCATTTGCCAATTTAGGCGCAGAGGTGGTGGTTAAATGATAGTATCTACATTTTTAAACGAAATCGCAGAGTATACAGACAGTAAAATAGCTAAAGTAGTATTAAATGATACGTATGAGATTACGAGTTTTGTTGTCAAAGAGGTTAGCGCATCTACGGTTGGTATGCAATATATAGTGCCATCGTCAGCGTTATCTCTCATTACAAAGATTGATCTTAAAACAGCAACTAACCAATTAATAAGCACTAATGATGTGTACGTGCCTATCGCATCAGACACATTACTTTTACAAACGATTTATGTAAGGGAGGTTTCTTAATGGCTAAAACAAATTGGCAGTTAAATGATACCGTATTACCGTCAGATTTAAATAGTATCGGACAAGATATAAACGATTTACAGGATGCTAACAATGAGAGTGCGGTTGATTACGTGCGACAACCTGCATTTGCTAATACGACAGGTACAGCAGGATCATACGTGGTTACACTAGATCCTCCACCTACAAGTATACCTGAGGGATTTGGGATCACGATTGTACCTCATATAAACAATACGATTAATCCAACAATCAACATAAACGGACTAGGTGCAATTGATATGTATGATCAGCGTGGCAATACGCTAACAGCTGGAAAATTACTTGCTGGTAAACCGTATACATTCCGCAAGGTTGGTGCGGATTTTTTGGCAGATAGCTCTGGTGGATCAGGAAATGCAGTAGCGGGAGACATCAGAGCAGGAAAGACAGCGACAACAGATAATGGAGATGTAATTGGTACATTGCCAGTAAGGACTGGCGGTACAGTTACGCCTAGTACTGTTAATCAGACTAAGCAAGCAGGGATTTACGACACTGATATTGTAGTGCAGGGAGATGCTGATTTAATAGCAGGAAATATTAAGAGTGGTATTAATCTTTTTGGGATTGTGGGTAATTACTTAGGCAAAGGCATAGTTGTCTATTCTGTTCCGTCTAGTTCTGTTTTCCTTCCTCAGGGAACAAGTGTGCAATTGCCACTACCTCCAAATATGGATTTTATATATGGTTGTTATATTCAAGGTTCAGGTTCTGGAATAAGCGGTCATGCATGCGGAATATATTTTCAAGATAGCGTTGGTAAATCATCTAGTAATATTAGCGGAAACAATACTTTGTCAGTCGTAATTAATCAATCTGGGCGTTGTAATGTAACAAATAGTTCGAGTTCTGGACTATCAATAGGTTATGCCATGATTGGTAGGGAAATATAAATTAATTTGGTGGCGTGCTTTTATTTTACCCTCTTAGTCAGTCACGAGTCACAATCCGGGGGAATCATATGGAAACAGAAATCTGGAAATATTTCATTACACAAGGGCCGTTTGCGGTTCTTTTTATATGGGCTTGGTTATCTAGCCAAAAGAGAGAAAGAGAGTCAGCGGAAGACAGCAAGGCAAGGGAAAAAGAGCTTAATGCAATCATCAAACAACAGACGGATGTTATGCAAACATTTTCAGAAAAATACGATTTGATTGTCATTAAGCTTGAACACATCGAAGGGAGATTAAAATGAGACAACGAATCATTAACATATCCTTTATAGTCGTTTGTGTTTGCTTTGGTGCTATCACGCTTGCTTTAACGCTTGATTGGGCAACTAAATACTATTTATACCTATCACAAAGGGATGCTCTATACAGCCTTATAAAGAGCGGTGTATCGGACATCGAGACATATAAGAGAACGGTATCATACTTACAAGGAACCGCAACAAGACAGATCAACAACATTAAAGGCGTGGGCATTGTTTTTGGACTAGTGCTTGCGTCTTTTTGTTTATATCGAAAATTAGAGAGGATTGATAAACATGGAAAATCAAAACTTAACTGAGGTATTAGCCTTTGCATCTGTATTGGCTGTATTTGTGTTGGCGTTGGTACAACTGGTCAAGGCATCTGTAAACGTGCCTAAAAACGTATTGCCGTTGGTTGGTTTAGTTATTGGGTTGATCGTAGGTGCGGTTGCTTATCCATTTACTAACTTAGAGTTAGTCTTACGTTTGTGGTCTGGTGGGCTTGCAGGACTGAGTGCAACAGGTTTGTTTGAGCTTGCATTTAATAAGCGTGAGGGCAATACGAAGGAGGATAAATAACATGAAAAAGGTGTTTATAGATGCAGGGCATGGCGGTAAAGACCCGGGAGCAGTAGGAAACGGAGTTAAAGAAAAGGACATTGCTCTAGCGGTGTCCTTAGGGATTAAGCAACGATTAGAAGCTGATTATGAAGGGATTAACGTAACACTGTCCCGATCAACCGATACTTTCTTGGAATTAAGGGAGCGCACCAATCAAGCTAATAAGCTAGGTGCTGATGTCTTGGTATCTATCCATTGTAACGCAGGCGGTGGTGCCGGGGGCTTTGAGTCCTTTAGATATACAACATCTTCGCAGGCGTCTGTTGCATTGCAAAATGTGCTACATGCCGAGATCATAAGCCGCTTAAACCCGTTCGGGGTTATTGATCGGGGAACCAAGTCCAAAAATCTCCATATGGTACGTGAAAGTAAGATGCCTGCTGTATTAACCGAAAATCTATTTATTGATGTCCTAGCAGATGCAAACAGACTTAAACGCACAGAAGTAATTAACGCTATCATTGACGGTCATGTATCAGGGTTAGCCAAACACCTTGGACTACAGCCAAAGACTGCTACAAAGCCAACAAATGAGGTAAGCGTGGTTGTGCGTGGCAAGTCCATAGATGGTGCAAAGCTAATTGATAGTACAACTTATGTGCCATTACGTGCCATTACTGATGCGCTGGGGGTTAAACTAGATTGGGATGCTAAGACAAAGACGGCATCTATTAAGTAGTTTACAACCTAACAATAATGTTATATACTGGAACAAATCCGAAAGCATCGGTAAATGACCTCATTGGCTAATGCCAGTGGGGTTTATTTCATTTAATAGTACATAAGAGGTGTGGTCATGGAGGATATTTCAGCTTATGGAGTTGCGTCATTAGGATTGGGTCTGCTTTTCTTATATTTTTTATTTTGGGATATAAAAGATTTAATTAGTTACTATAAGCAAGATGAAGAAGAACGAAATGACCCGATGATGTATTGCTATAGTTGTGATGCAGTTATCTCTAAAAGGGCTAGATTTTGCCCTGAGTGTGGGCATACTTATAGTGAAATTCATTGGGAACAATATTCATCTAGAGCAATCATTCATAATATAGTTTTTAATTCAATTGTTAGTGGTTTTTTCATTATTGGGGCAATGTTTGTATAATGTATCTATATAATAAGATCACAGAAGCATAACAGCTAATGTGGTCTATATTATTTTTATGACATTATCCTAAAACTGTCCTCTCATTTAGATTATTATTATGGTATTTTAAAAATATATTTTTGGGGTATTTAATTATTAGTTAAAATTTATTGCAATTATAACCTTATAAATGCATAATATATAAAAACAAATAATCATTTTTGTTTTAACAAATAAAATGTTTCAAATAAAAAGGAAAGTATAACTTTATGTCGAATTAATCCGAAAACAATATTAATAAGGGGTAATTAATTTGACATTAGCACTATCAATTAAAGTGAATGACGGTGTTGTTATTGCGGCTGACAGCGCAACTACAATGTCCCAACTGACCTCTAGTGGATCTAATAACATCATGAATATATATAACAATGCGAATAAAGTTTTTAATTTACACAAAAAATTGCCTGTAGGATTAATTACTTGGGGTTTGGGTAATATAGGTAGCTCATCAATTTCAACCTTAATAAAAGATTTTAGACAGAAAATTTGTAAAGAAAATACTATTGATGTTAATGAGTATACAGTACAACAATTCGCAGAATCTTTTTACAATTTCATTTATACTGACAGATATTATAAATGGGGTTTAAAAAATGTAATGGGATTTCTTATTGTTGGGTATTCTAAAAATAGTGATCATCCTGAAGAATGGTTAATACAAATAGAACAGGATGGAGAATGCTCTGGACCTTTGTTGGTTGGAGGTCACAATTACACTGGATGCAGATGGTATGGTCAACCAGAGGCGATTACAAGATTGCTAAGAGGACATTCTGGAGCATTAGAATTAATTTTACATCAAGCTAATATCCCACAAGAACAAATAAATACTGTAATGCAACTGACAGCAAATAATTTATCTGCACCGATTATAAGTCCAGCGATGCCAATACAAGACGCTATAGACATAGCAAAATTTCTTATCGAGACTACAATAAACTATATTAAGTTTATGCCTGGAGAATTCCAGACAGTTGGTGGTCCGATTGAAATAGCAGCTATCACAAAACATGAAGGATTTAAATGGATTAACAGAAAACTTTATTTTAATGAAAAAATACAATCCAAGGAGGAGTAGACAATGATTTCTACAGCTTACAATTCGACTCCCACAATATTATCTAATCAGGATAAATCTTCTGAGAAGGAAAACGAATTAAAAAAGAAAATAGCAGAATACACATCTAAGGGACAACAGAATCAGTATTCTGCTCAGAAAGCTCTAAATTATGAGATATTAATGAATGAATTAAACAAATCCAAAAAAGAAAAATAAACTATAAAATCAAGACCACTCTTACACAGGGTGGTCTTTTTATATATCAAACTGCTGTAGCTCCATAGGTACGGCAGGATTCTTGTATTTAGTTACATCCAAGCCCAAGTATTTCTCCATCAATATCCTGCAGCTTGCCGTTGCTGTACTCCAAAGCAAGTGCATTTCACTGTGATAACCTTTACATAAATACTTTGCTTGTATGGCTTTATCTGTCTTTAATTCCTCGTATACTTTTATTCCGTTGGTACGCATGTACTGGCGCACCTCTTTAAGCTCCTGATGTACTTTATCCATTGCTTGCTCTATTAGCTTTACATATGGCTCAGGCGTCTTAAAAGCCTTCTCAGCCAGCCTTATATCACGATCAAAAGCAGACAATACCAAAGGCAATAATAAATATAGTTTTACATTATGTTTATCTTCCATTGACGTGTACATTTTTATCACCTCATATGCGAATGTATGTTCCTATTTTACGCAATACAAGGTATAATATGCAAGAGGTTTTATTTGTCCTCTGCTTGTCCTCTAATCGTCCGCTTCAATGGTTGTAGATCGGTATATTATTTAATCAGTTACTTGTTGCTCTAGGTAATAAATTTTAAGATGTGATCCATTGTTTTTGACGTAATCTCTAGCAACTTTCTTAGCTACTTCAAAAGTTTTTGCATTAGCTATATGCGTGGATTTAAGCCCTTCTTGCAGACTAATTTCAAACTCAAATCCAGTAGGGGTGATTCTAATATGCACTTGTGGTACTCCGTCTAGCTCTTCTTCTAAATTGTTCAATATTTCGTCAAACTCATTAAGCATCTGATCTATTAATTTACTTAATTGTATTACGTCTGGATGGGTCAAACCCTTCTCATTCACTAGCTCATGTAAACGCTGTCTATTTTTCTCAATGCGTTCCCTAAACTTTTCCACCATGTCAATAACCTTCTTCTCATTTTTTGCCCTTTATTTTCTGTATTTGTATTCTTTTTTATACAAGTAATAGAAATAATTCGACAAAGAAAGGGGTTGCATAAAAACGGACTTTGCAATTTTTGATATGATGGACTTACGAACTAGTTCACACAAAAAGAGATACAAAAAAGGGAGTGAGCCACCAAAGGATTAGGGGAGTTTGAAACTTAGAGTAGAATGTGGGGTGTAAGGTGTCACCTTACAAAAAACGTGGGAGAAGCTCATTGCTTATTGTGCCTTTCCCATAAAAACAAGTCCTCCATGTGACATCCTAATACATAGGAAATCGTCTTCATTACTTCTGGCGACATAGAGGATTTATTGTTAGCGTATTGAGAGATCATTTGCCGAGATATACCTGTGCGTCTTGCTAACTCAGCCTGTTTGATTCCTCTTTCTTTTAGGCGCACTTTAAGCAAGCTTCTCCCACGTGTAAAGTACATGGGAGACTCCTTTTAATATTTTTTCTTCTATTATATATGTTAATCAGGGAGAGTGGAATAATTGTATTATATTAAACTAAGTTGGGATGTGCCAAACGATGATTTATTAAAACTTTTTGTGAGATCATTGGTCATAGAAATGACTATTGAATACCCATGTAAAGTAGAAGTAGAAACGCCTTCTTACAAAAAGCTTTATGAATTTATTATTTAATTTTCACTGCCCACGTTTTGCCCATGTATTCATGAAATTATGCGATAATGTGTGACAAAGAAAGAACGCAAATGCCCAAAAACATAGCAATTGCGTCCTCTGTGATACTGTGTAAATAGATGATATAATTAAGTTCGAGATGGAAGGCTCTATTGGTTAAGGGAATTTAGATTTTTTAAAAACGGAATCCGTACAGTAATGTACGGGTTCTTTTTTAGTTACCTTGCTAATCTTCACCATATTTAAAGCCTTGATTATTTGGAATTTATCATAAAATTGACCATTGAGTAAGAACATTATATAGTGAGATTAGTTTTTCTAAAAGACTTGTATATTAATGAAAACAAATTTGAATAATGAATTAGTATACTAGTAGATGGTAATAAAGGTGGCATCGTGTAAATGAAAGTTAAAAGTTTATTTGCTGTAATGATCGTGTTTTTTGCATTATCCTATTGAATTTATGTTTAGGCATTAAATCAAATGTTTTTGTTATTGCTTCTTTAATTTATGTGATTCTTAGTTTTAAACAACTTAAAATGACTAAAGTAGATCTTGTTTTTATAGTATGCTTATGTTTAGGTGCTTTTATTGGAATTTATACTATGTTTAATAAGAATTATTTAAATCTAAATAACTGGTATTCCGTATTTTTAATGGGGTTTTTGCTTGTTGTGTTTACTAAGAAAAAAGATAATATACAGTAATTTTATTTAAATTGATTAACTACATATACCATGAGGAAAGAGGAAACTATGACTTATTGGACAAGATTTATTATCAGTATGGTGCTTGTTGGCAGTTTTTATGTTTTTAATAAGTACCTAGAAATACCTACGATTGGTTCTTTTTTTATTGCCCTTGCTGGAGGTATGTTAGTTTTTATACCCAACTTTTATGTTATGGGTTTTAGTAGTGATCTAAAAAAGATTGAGAAGGCACTTACTTCAAATCGTTCAGTTCCTATATTTAATTTGTATCTTGCGTTAGGAAGTAGGGATGATGAGAAGGTTGATATTTGTGTTGAAGCACTATTAAATAAATATAAATTGCCTTCTAGACAGGCTCTTTTTAAAACGATTCATGCTATGTATAAGGAAGAGATTTTGACTGTAAAAGAAGAAATAAAGCTAATTAAGCCTCAAACCTATCAATATTATTATGAAGCACTTTTATGTATAGAAGAATTTAATATTACAAGTGCCGAAAAATATATAGACATGATAGATAAGCCTTGGATGAAACTAGTTTTACTTTCTACGCTAAAATTGAGGTTGGGAGATGATTTAGAGGCATACCAATTATCACTTCAAGCCCTAGAACAATCTAAAGGAATACAAAAATATGCAATTTACAAATCAATGGAGAAAGAATTTCCACAATTTATGCTGCATAATCAACAGGTGGTATAATCTAAGTATCTTTTTTCTAATTTTAATACACCAACAAGGAGTGCAACCTATGAATTACACGATGAGTGACGATAAACTAATTATTGAACCAGGGGTAGGTATTGGAGCTATTAAATTAGGGATGAGTAAGGAAGAGGTAGAGACTCATATTAATTATTATATAAACAAGTATGAAAATAGGTCCTATCGTGACGAACATGGGAATGAGCTGTATTATGGTCAAATTTTTGAGAGTGGTATTAAAATAGAGTATGGCAAACAGGGTACTGTTATTTTTATTGAAATTGTTAGAGAACTGATGACCTTTTTTGATTGTATATGTTATGACATAGATGTGTTCCGTACGAAAGCGGAGGAAGTAGTACTTAAGCTAAGTGAGGTTGTGCATTGTGAGCCAGAAATGGAGGACGAGACGGAGTGTACGCTTGAAAATATAGGTTTAAGCTTATGGCGTCCCCATGCATTTGACGAAGCAGATATGCAGGAAGCTTGGTTTCAGGAGATGTGTGAAGAAAATCAAGAGGAAGAAAAGCGGTATATGTATTTTCAGACTGTAGCCGTGTATCCCAATGATGGTTTATATTATCAAGGCTTATTGTCGGTTTAA